TTAGGGTTCTTGTTATCAACCGTACCAGATAATATTCTATAATTATTGTAACTAGAAGTCTCTATTTGTTTACCATTTTTATTTATAATCATACTTTATTTTTTTTCTTATTATAAGAAAAAAAAATTACAAAGTCAAATAAATATTATTTTTTCCATAATGCTATAAAAACACCGAAACCAACTTGTACTACAGCCCAAACTGTTGTTGAAACTGTTTTAAATACCTTAAGTTCTGAGACATCTTTCTTCATTTCCTTAAGTGTGTTAGGACTAGCTACATCATCCATATAACGTTTCCATTTACCAATTGATTGAATATCTTTCTCTAACGATTCAACCTTACTTAATTTAAGATTAATCTCCGAAAGTATTGCTTGTATTTTTTCATCATTCTCATTCAATCTTTCCAACTCATTCAAAACTAATTTAGAATATTCATTCCATCCGTTTTGTGGTATACCGTTTTCGTTTTTCTGTATCATTTTAATATTTAATTATAAAACTGTAATATCAATATGGGTGCCAACCATTCTTAATGGTTGCCCATCTTCAGACCACATTATAACACTCCCTCTACATAATATTTTAATAATGTGCCCATCTTTATGTTTATATCTAACAATAGTCCTGAATGGTACAACACCCTTACTATCAATATGTTTTTGTAACTCAGAACTCATTTTATTTAAATCCTCTTTAAATATTAATTCTTGCCATGATAACGGGTTATTTTCCATCTCATCATCATTATAACCTAACTGTTTTTTAAGACCTGGACTTAGATATTGATAATCATTAATCATATCCCAATCCCAATATCCATCAGTATTATGTTCTAAGGTTAATCTAAGTATATCCACCATTTCGAATGTCTCAGCATCACGAATAGTTAGATTATCAACCAAAACACGTAACTTTTTTATATTTTCTAAACAATTTTTCAAAACCCCTTTATTTAATTAATTATTTAAAACTCTCTTTAAGTTCAATTATTTTTATAATATCACTTTCAAATGATTCTTTAATATATTTTCTATTTAATAAATTTTCTTTTAACGTTAACAAACTCTCATACAATTCTAATTCGCCTCGTGTATTATCATTTTTCATCTTGTCATTTACTAATTCAATACACTCTTTAATTGTATTAGTATATAATTCTTCTTTAGTTTCATCAGTTGATTCTAAAATGGTTTTAAATATTTCTCTCTCACTTTCGGTAAGCTCGCTATATCTATCGTTAAATCTATTAACCATAAGATTACCCAATTCTTTAGTTGAAATTACTATATCCTCTAAACCCTCAACTATTGGTTCTACTTTTTTATTATTAACAATATAATCCGCCACACTATGTGTTGCTTCTATAATAGCTCCAACTGTCTTACCATTCTTTTCAGTATTAATTAAAAATGAAATATCTTCGTGTAATTTTTTTAACTCATCATCCGAATAACCAAACTTAACAAATATATTACCACCGTCAATTGGACCAACAATTTTTTTATTCGCCTCAATTATAGCTTTTTTTGGAAATTTATGTATTAACGATATGTTTTCTTTAACGAACTCAATAGCTTTACTCTTATCATCCTCAATCTTATTCTCAATATTATTAAAAATAAAAAATTGAGCTTTAAGTGCTTCATTTTCCCTAAGGGTTTTTACGTATTTTTTAAATATACTTTTTATTTTTTTATCACCATTAGAAATAGATTCAGCTAAAACCCCATTATACGCAGTTTTAATTTGACCAAAATTCATATATGTTTTTTGTTTATCCATCATAATCTTTAGTTTATATTAAATAAATATTAAAAATATTTATAAAATCCTTATTCGTTAATCATTTTATCGATATCATTAATCATATCATTAATGCTTTCATTTATTTTAATATTCTTATTAGAAATTTTAACTCTCTCATTAAGAATGATATCATCTTCTTTTTTAAATGAATTTAATAATTTACCAAAATAAATGTCTTTATATTTATTAACTTTTTTATTATAATTAATTCTATTCTCAGTTAATAAATTACCCCAATCTTTAGTTGATTCCTCAGTATTTTCTGGTTCAGTAGCTTCAACTTCATCTCCACCCTCTTCGCCAAATCCCAATCCTTCATCACCACCTTCATCCGCAACTTCTTCAGCACCTTCATCACCACCTTCATCACCGAAATCTAATCCTCCACCTCCGAAGCCTCCACCACCGAAACCTCCACCACCTGCGGAACCACCTTCATCACCACCAGTATCACCTCCAGCATCACCTGAACCACCAGCCTTAGCTACATTAATATCACCATACAATCTATCAACTTCATCAAATGTACCAGTATGCTTAATAACATTGGCAGTATTCTCCATTTCTGCCGCCGCAGCTTTTTCAACCCTTTGCTCTAAGAAATCTTGTTTAATTTCATCATCTGACCATTCAAATATTTCTCGTTTACCTCTTGTCATAGACATAGCAGCAAAACCATTACCAGCATCAACTGTAGCATCTTTATATAAGGTTACCTTAGCTTGCATTTGCTCAATCTTAAGCATTTGTGCTTGAGTTGATGGGTTATTAAGTGTAAGTGTAAAATTATCTAACTCATCTTCTAATCCCAGTAAGAATAAATGTAGTATCGCAATCTTATTCAACTCCATAATCATAGATTGCTGAATTCTATTAACAGTTCTAGTAAATCTAATATCTTGTAATGCTAAATTTTTACCCTCACCAACAGCCTCATCAAAACCTAAAAAAGATTTAGGAACTCTTAATGCTGTAAATAGTTTACGTTGAAGGTACTCAATATCAGCTATATCAGATAAATTGGAATTCTTAATGAAAACACCTGATTCTGTAGCAAATGTATGGTAATTATGGTAAATTTCATTACCGTCAACAGTTATAGTACCTGTATCTTGTCTCTCACTTAACCATTCAATGTTAATTATTTTATGATTATATAATAAACTTTTTTCTTTATTATTTTTTTCATATACAGTGTCAAATATATCATACTGTTCCCCATTAAAGGGTTCGATAAAGTCATTAACTATTCCATGTGTGAACACCCATTCACCTTTTTCATTATCCCAAATAGTTTCATACTCATTACCAGTATTACCCATTTTTTTAGTATCACGATAAAAAGGCATTAAACTATCACCCACTATCAAATCCTTAGCCTCAACAAAACCATCAGTTCTATGTACAAATTTATGGTCTGGTGTTGATATAATTTCTTTACCATTATCTAAGGTAATTTTAATTACTTCAGCATCCCTACGTGTTACACCTGCCCAAGTAATCGGTGCAACAGCTAATTCACCAGTTTCTGGATTACAAGAATAAACCCAAAGGTCTCTGTTACCATTGTCCCATTCTTTAATTATTTCCTGCAATTCAAGTGTTCTACCATCTAAAAGCGGTATACGTGTATCTAATGCAATACAAGCACCTGGAAGTGTATCAATAGGATTTGGCGCATCTTCACTTCTAACAGGGATGAAGAAATCCTGGTCGTTCGAATTCTTAACAAATACACCACTTTTAGATATTTCACCATCTTTATTAAATGATAAAGTCGCAAAATTATGTCTATCATCTTCACCGTTCCTACCTACAACTGTCATACAATAAACATCATCTCCACCAATAAATTCTATATATTTAACTTTATGATTTTTTTTAGTTTCGGTTATATAATCAGTTATGGTATTAAATCCTTTATCAGCTAATTGTCTTTCAACTACAGTTCTTTCAATCCTTCTCTGATTATTTAATCGTTTATTTTTATTTATTGAAATAAGATAATCAAGTACTGGTTCAGTGTTTAAATAATTTATAAGTGTTTTTCTATTTTTTATTTCACCAATGATTGTTTTTTTACGAACATTTTCCCATACAGAGTCATCAAAAACGATTCTCATATTTTTTGAACGTATAAGTTTTTTTTCTGGGTTAGACCAATCTTTTAATTGAGCTTCCTTTCTAATAATATTATGTTCTTTATGTAAATCAGAATTATTGTAATCAACAAATCTTAAATGCCACTTCTGTTCTTTAGCTAACTCCTTATTACGTTGTTTTTTAGTATCAGATTTATTATATTTAGTAATATTTTTACTTGAAATTTCTCTTACATGTGATAATTCATCATTCAAATACATATCCCTTAAAGTCACTGATATCTTTTCACCTATTCCATCATATATACCGTTTTCCCAGTTTTTTTTAGCTTTTTCACTTATTTTGGGTATTACAAGTTCTCTATGTTTAGGATTCATCCAATTAGCTTTAGCTAAATCTGAATGCATTTTTTTATGTTCATGAAAATCAACCCATTGTAAGTTATCAAAACGGTTATTATATTTATTAAAATCTTTGTGATGAACAGTATTATAGTGTTCATAATCCTTAATAATTTCTTCAGCAATTAAACGATGGGTTTTCTCAAATTTACCAGAATTTGGGTTATAAACTTTCTCATACTTATCAATATCAGATTTAGCATCATATTTAATTTTCTTATAAAAAGGCATTAAACTATCACCACTTACTAACTCATCAGCTCTTTTACTAGAACCATCACGCAATAAGAACGGGTGCTCTTCTGCTGTAACAACATATGTGTCATCATCTAACCATACTTTAACCATACGTTCTGCATTATAATTTTTTCCACACCAAACTACTTTACCGCCAACAATTTTATGTGTATTATCTTGTACTGAATATACATAATTTTCAACACCTTCATCAAATTCTTTGGCTAATTCTTCAATTGTAATAGTACGACCATCTAGTAATGGTATTGGTGTATTTTTCCATACTGGCATCTGGTTATATTGTAAATCCACCTGACCTGTTCTAGGGTCAGTAATTGGTGTTCTTTTAAATCTATTAGCAATATCATCAACATATGATGGTACATCTTCCTCATCAATATTACCAACAAATATTTTATATACTCTTCTTTCAGGTGCTCTAGTCACTCTATAAATAAGCATGGCATCTTCACTTAGATTCAACTGTTTCCAAATACGTCTAGCTTTCTCTAAGATTGAGGTGCCATACGGCAATCTTCTATCATCACCTAAGAGTCTAAAGTGTGCAATTTGCCAAGAATTAAACTCAATATCCTTACCTCTCCAAAGAAATTTAACCTTAGCATCTTTATCTTCATTAGTATTTGAATTATTCATAATCCTACCAAATATATCACCCTCTCTTCTCTCAATTTCGAAATTAGGTAATTGTCTGGCCCCTAAAACACCTGATTTATCATCAATATTAAGGAAAACGAAATTATCACCATATTTTACCGTATTCCTTGTCCACATTGGTAATGTTGTATGAATGTCCAATCTATTAAAAAATAAGTCTTCTAATATAGTTTTTACTCTTTTAGAGTTAGAATAAACGTTTAATACTCTACCCTTATCATTAGTCGTGGTACAGTTATGTGATATAACCATACCATTGTTAGCTTTTACTGCAAAATTTTCTGAAACTGATGAATTAACTAAATCATATACCTCATCTTCACCAACATATTCAATACTTATTACTCTATGGTTTCCAATAGTTGACATAAAATCAGTTAACCCTTTATAGCCTTTGGATTTAATATATCTATAAAATTTGTTAACAGGTATACCCCAATAATCACAATAATTATTAACTCTATTATTTTTATTTGAGAAATAATTTTTTATTTTAACAATATCAAACCCTTCATTAAACATAAAATCTAAATCTTCAATTCTTTTTAAATTATATTTTTTACATATAATTTTATTATAATCTATAACTGTTTTTTCATTTAAATTAAATTTAATCATTGATTTTTTACGTCTATTACCTTTTACATTAACATTAAAATTAATGTAATCAGTCTCATTTATATCTTCTATATGATTTTTATCATGACTATAATTAGGATTTAATTTACTATATCTCTTACTACCATACATACCATTATGTACACCACCTCTATTTAAAAATTTATTCCTATCTTCTGGAGGCAATGATTTTAATTTATTTTTTAAACCTTCTTGCAATCTTTTAACTAGTTCTTTTTTATCACTATTAATCCATAATTTTTTACCGTTCTCACTAAATATTTTTCTCATTTTTAAAGAAAATTCTTCATCTTCCCACCTTTTTGTATTTAAATCTAAATGTAGTTTTTGATGGTCTGACCATAACATATATTCCAACTCATTAGGGTCATTATTTAACTTATTAAAAGATTTGTGATGTATAACTATTTTTTCATTTTCTGGATTGTTATCATTTAACATATTTTTAACATCCAACATCTCAGATTCAGCAACGATAACATGAGTATGTTTAGTATCACCATTAAAATTTGTTAAACTAACTCTTTCATATCCTTTATAATCCAAACGTCTACTAATACTTTTCAATGAATCACCTTTCTTTAAAGAAACAGTATCAACCCATGTATTATCATACCTTAACCATTTGTGATTATCAGTACAAAATAATTCACTATTATCATCTAAAGTTACCTTATAAATTGGTTTAACCCCTTTTAATATTGCTTTTTCAACTTTAGATGGTTTTATTTTATTATTTTCGATATCTACACTATAAACCCAAAAATCTCTCATGTCGGATTCGTACATTTCTTTAATAGTTAATTCTTTTCCGTTCAATAATGGTATAATAGTAGAGCCAGCTAAACATTCTTCCATCATAATATCTAGTGTAGCAGATATTTCAGGATAAAACTCCATTGTTTCAAAATCGGAGTACGAACCAATACGTGTGGTTTCATAATGAAGTGTTTTTTGAAACATTTCATTATCCACTTTTCTCCACATTCCACCAACATACTTACTCTGCTGAGCTTGTAATTTAGCTAGCTCATACTCACCCTTATCGGTTGTTTTTAAAATAGCATCATTACCAATAGTATATTTATTAGTTTGAATCCTAGGTGACTGCACACCAGTCGGCCCAAATATATTATTTAGTTTTTGAAAAACCGTTAATTTTTGTTTACTCATTTTTTTTAAATATTTTTTATTAATATAGTGTAATAATTATAAAATTAAATAGTTACTTAACGTAATCACATTGAACATATGCGTGTCTATAACCTATTCCATTTAATATTACAACATTATAAACATAAGTAGTAATAAAATCATTACCTTGACTACCAATTGGGGTTGTACAGAAATATTTACCAACCCCAGCACCTGAATCTTTCTTTGCTTTTTTTTCAGATGTATCTGGTGACCACTTATATAATCCAGCGCCGTTAGCACCACTTTTTCTTACGAATACCTTTTTACTTATTGCCATAGTTATATTTTTTATTTTGCACCACTAAATAACCATAAAAAATCACCCTTAGGGTCTTGCATATTCTTAGAGACCTCTTTAGTGAATTTTGGCTTGGGTAGTGAACCCTTATTTCTCATATTACCAGGGACAAATCCACCAGTACTATCTATCGAACTAGCTCCGCCAACTGACCAACTAGAAAGTATAGCTTTACTTTGTTTTTCTAATTTTTCTAAATTTTTAAATGAGTGTTCTATAACCCATAGTGGCATTGCTAAAGCAAATAAACAATCATCGTGAAAACCATCCATATGGTCTGGTCGACCATTTTTATATACAAATGTCCTCATTTCGGAGGTTGTTCTTCTTGACCTAACTTTAATACCATCAGTCCTAATCATAAATTCTAAATGTGATATCATAGGCACTCTAACACCATTAATATTAAACCCTGGGATTTTTTCATCTTTAGAATGATTATTTAATTGACTTTTTTTACTATTCAATATTTTACCTCTAGGTTCATCATAATGTAAGTATTTATACTTTAACTCAAGTAATTTAAGTACGGTAGATACACCCATACCACCAGTAATATCTATTACAGTATAAGCCTTATATAAATTACCATATTCATATATATATTCAGCAAGTATGTCTGGTTGAACTTTACCTTGATACTCCATGACTTGCGTCATAGTGGTTACATCTATTATGGTAATTACTGACATATCTTCACCATCACCACGACTTACGTCCGACCCTAAAACATATTGATGCCCCTCAATAGGGCGCTCCCAAATCCAGAATTCTTTATCGATACCATCGGTCCATTCAGGGTCTCGCACATTAACTTTTTCTTGGTAAATAATATCGTCATCATGAATAACATTACCTCCTGAACCTAAGAAAGAAACGTCTAACTCTTGAGCAATTTTTCTAGTGTTGTTATTTAAAACACCGCACATATTTTCATACCAACTAGAAGTTGCTTTATATCCATCATTAAATCTTTTAGGATAATTTTCAACTAAGAACTCCACTTCTACTATTTCTTCAACAACCTCACCCTGGTCGTTTTTCTTTATCCACCTAAGGTCTTTATTGTATCTAGGGTCCTCATACCACCTCATCTCAATAATATTATACCCATTCTTACCAATTTTTGATTGTTCGTATGTTTTATAATATAATGAATCTAACCCGTTGGGGGTTGATATAAGCATAACTCTACCACCAGTAGCACAAGATGACATGGCAACAGCATAAACATCACTACCCTTATCAATAAACGCTGCCTCATCAAATATCAAATACGTTGGAGTATACCCCCTAAGTGCATCCTCAGATGTAGCTACTGCTATAATTTGAGTGCCGTTAGGTAGTTCTAATTCAATTTTAGAATCAGCTATAAAAATACTTCTCTCTTCGTTTTTTGCTGAGCCATAATATTCTGGGCCCCAAACCCATCTAGGTAATTGTAAAACATAATCCTTAATACCTCTAACGAACTTTTGTGCTAATTTTAATTTATTAGCAATAACTAATATAGTTTCTGGTTTATCTGGGTCACAAAATGCGACCTTGATAGCCATATAAGCTTGAGTGGTTGTTGATATACCAGCTTGTCTAGGTTTTGTAATTAAATTATAAGGGTATTTTTCATATGCTCTTATGATTTGTTTTTGTCTATGAAATAATTTAAACGGAACAAACCCACCTTGAGTTAAATCCTTTGTTTCCAAATATGTTTCGATAGCATAAACTGGGTCTTGCAGACATTTAGCATATTCATACAATATTTCACTATTAGTTAACATTATCTTTTTATTATAAATATCTTAAAACCAGTAAAAAATAAAAAAGCCCCAAAAAGGAGCTTTTTTAAATATTATAGATTATCACTTAATACAATTCATCTAGATTAAAATAATTATCACCCATAGCTTCATTAAAATCATCTTCCTCAATTTCTTTTTTAACTTTTTTAACAATTTCAGAAACTAAATGTTGACCTCTTTTAGTGTTAGCAATAATTTCTTTCATAGTTACATTAAATTCATCAGGTTCCATTGTAGCAATATCAGCATAAACATAATGTTTTAAACCAAAATCGTCAACTGGTATACAATTACAAAATTTTCTCCAAATTGCTGGTCCGAATCTCATATCCCATGGCTCAGCTTGTAAGAAATCTGCTTTATCTATAACATATTTAGCAACATTCTCTTGTGTAGGTAAGCCATGCATAGAAAGAACCTCCATAACACCCTTACATAACTCATGTATTAAAACTGGAAATACCATTGCTTCCGCTTTAATAACAGGTGTTGTATTACCATCTTCATCTTCATTATGGTCAACTTCACATCTACCACCTCTAACTCCCTTGTCCATATCAGGTATAATATAATACATCATATCAGCAGCTGACATCATTTTTTTATATACATTCGGCAATCTAGGATTCATATCAGTTAATGGTTCGTGAACCATGTGAAACATGTGATTAACACTCTTAGAAGCACCTTGAATCATAGCATTAAGAACTCTTCGCTTATAAACTTCACTATTGGCCTTAGCAATTTCTTCTGTATCATTAAAAGCTTCATCTAACGATTCTGTAGGTGTTTGCTTGGTTCCAGAATCACTAATACTCTCGTTAAGTTTAGCTTCAAAAATAACAGAACCTTCTGGAATATCAAACTCTTCAATAACCATTTCAACAGCTAATTGCTCTAATTTTACCTTATGTTCACTTTCCATCTGCATAGCTTCCCTAACTAATTTCATCTGTTCGCTCATAATAACCCTGTTATCCACTTCGTCCATATCAAAAGCTTCTCTACATCGTTTAACAACCTCTTTGAATCTTTCTCTAATAAGTTTCATCTCAGTAGTAATAACATCACCTTCAGGAAAAATATTACACCCAGCTAATGAATGTTTACCATTTCTTAAGTCTTCCTCTAATGTTTGATGCATTCTCTCCGTAATACCTTCAGAATATAAAGCGTTTTCACTTAATAAATTTTTACTTTGTAATGCTTTTCTGGCTAAATCTCTATAATTACTCATTTCTTAAATTTTTAACTTTAATTGTTTTTAATACTTGTCTACTTTTCTTATTACCTTCAGTTATAGTTCTAACTGTTTCAATTAACTCAGACTTAGTCATTTTAGGTCTAATAGATTCTTCTTGTTTTTTCTTTAAGTTAATTTCCTTACCTATATTATATTTCGGTGTAATTTCCTTACCTATGTATTTTTTTAATTCGGAAAAAAACGAAGGTACTGGCGTATCATCACTAAGTTTACTTAACCCATCTTTTGCCCAGTCTATAAACTCATACTCAATTCTATCGTCTAAAATTTTCGATACATCTGGGTCTATTTGTAATAATTGCATAAATTCATTTTCACTTTTTGGTTGAGGATTTTTAGGGTTGTTTAACTTTTTAATTAAACTACCTAAATCTAATGCTACCCCAACAGCTTGAAGAGCTCCTAACGAAGCAAGACCTGTAGCTATTTTAAGAACATCCTTACCTATTGACATAGCTTTCTTTTTAGCCTCTTCCTTATCTTTTGTGGTTTGTAAAATTTCTAAAGCCTGTTTTAGTTCACCAACAGTTAATACGTCATCATTTGAGTTACTCTCATTAAGTGGCATATCTTTATTCTTTGAATGAATATTCAAATCATTTTGAACTTTAGTTAAGTAATCAACATAATCGTTAGAATTATTAATTAAATTAAAAATATTTATTACACTAATATCAAACTTACTACTAGCATTAATTAATGTTGCAATTTTATCCCTAATCACACTAGCTTCAGGACTAAACTTTTTTAATTGGGTACCAGACATATCACCCTTTAAGTCATCAAACATATCTTTCGTTATCATCTTAGGGTCGTTATAAAAATTACTATAATTTTCACCCACAACACCCACAACACTTTTTACAATATTAGTTGCTGCTACTTCAGCATCACCAGGTTTAAACCCAAGTTTTTTTAAAGTTTCTTCAGTATTAGGTATAAACTTGCTAATAGTTTTTTCAGTATTATCTAATGTTTGTTTTAACTGCTCTATTGATTCTTTAATATGTTTCTTTTTAATTCTCATTTCGTTTTACTAGTTTTAGTTGAATTTTTATAATCTAATACATGGTCTTTTTCATATAATTTCTCCTCAACAATTCTTATTTCATCACCAAACTTAAAATAAAGTCTCTTCTCAGGATATTCATCATAATCCAAAAGATTTTCCCAAGCTAAAGCAATGACACCATCAACAGCGTCAAACACAGCAAATGTATCACTGTTTTGAATTAAATGGAATTTTAATTCAGTTGTTAATCTACCAACCTTATTCACAAAATTAGACCCAGGTGGATTGGGGATACCCGAAGCTGGGTAAGCGTCCCAATCATCACCATCAACATTAGTTAAATCACTTTGTGAAAATAAAAATTCATAAATATTATTACCTTCCCAATCAGAACCTATTTCGTTTATATAAATTAATTTCATATTTTATTTTTAAAATGATAAATCATCAGAATTTCCCTCCATCTTTGGGTTTGGTTTCACCATCGGTTTAGTTTCCCAAATTCTTTTTCTTTTAGGTGATAATGGTTTCTCTTCAGGAACAACTTTTGGTTGAACTGGTGCTGGTGTAGTTTCAAAAACATTTAAGTCAGCATAATTTAAATCTATCATTTCTTGCAATTTTGTTTTAATAGTATCTTTTAAGTTATTATCTTGAACAAATATAGTATTATTTTTTGAATTTTGCAAATTTTCACCTAATAAATCTGAAACTGATTTAGTTGACCACATTTTACAAGACCAATATCCAGCAGTTGTTTTATCCTTCTTATCAGCACACTTATGTCTAGCTCTAAATGATTTTCTTCTCTCAGGGTCATCTCTTTTAATTTCCATATTCTTATCACCAAAATTAACTTTAACTACATTACCCTTATCATTCTTTACATAAACTTTATATTTTTTAACATCACCCCTCATTGGTTTGTTTAGTTTAACATCCTTACCTTTATATTCTGCTTCATTAATTGATTCAACAGAACCATAATACGCATCTTCAACACCTTCATTATCCGTATTAGCATCTATAAAGTGATAAACTTCCTCAACATCATCAGCAGATGTTGCAAGATGGTCTAACGCCCAACCATGACCATTGGATAATAACTCCTCAACCTTACTTTTATCCATAGACATTAAATCCTCTATTGAATTCTTTATAGTATTTAAGTTTTGCCAAAACATATAATTATTTGACTCATCACCATCTTCCTCAATAATTTCCTGCTCACTATTCACCGCCTTTTCCCAAGCATCTTTTTTTGGGTAATCTTTATCACCTGGTTTAGCTGGAGCTTCACCTCTTTTTCGTTTAGCATGTACATTATCCCACAACCCTTCATCTAAATCCTCTTCACCATCCATATCATTGTCCATTTCTTCTGCAGAATCTAATTCTTTAGATGGTTCATCAACATTTAAATCTTTATCAACTTCATCATTCTTATCAGCAGCGCCAGACATCTTAATTTTTCTTATGATATCTTTTTGGTCTTCTTCATCCATCTCAGAAGTATGTGTAGCTGAAATAACGGAATTAATAGCATATTTTTCTAAATCAAAATCAGGTTGACCTCTTTCATCATTAAATTTTCTAAGTGATGTACCTAATTTACCTGCAAGTTGTTGTATGAATTTTTCAGGGTCAGTATCTTCGTCAGCTTCAACACCAGCATCAAAAGGTGTGTCATCAAATGGTTTATCACTACCCCCACCTTCAGAACCAAAACCACCATCTGCATCAGCAAACGTGTCTAATGTTTCTTCTTCATCAGAAACACCAAAAGCTGGCTCACTCTTAGGAGTGTCCAGCTTCAGCTTATATTTTGTTTCTTCTTCTAGATTATAACCATCTTCCTCGTCTTGGAATAGACCAGTAGACATACCATCTAACTTAGTCTCAGTTAGACTTTTTTTTTTAATGCTTCAATCATGATAGCTCTTTCTTCCTCACCAAGCGACTCTAAAATACTATCAATTTTAGATTCTTTAGTAGTAATAGAATCAATTACTGAATCCATTTCTTCTATTGCTTTAGCAATTGAAAAACCTTTTTTAGATTCCTTAATATCACCATATTTAGAATTTAAATCATCCCAATCATCATTACTTACAGCAACTTTGCGCTCTGTACCATCAGAATATTTAACACTATATGACTTATCACCATTTTGTTTAGCACTAACCACAGGTTCACCTGTAATCATTCTATCAATTAACTCTTCGTTTTCACTTAATTTTACTTTTTCAATATCCTTCTCAGCCGTTGAATCAGCAACGTTATCTCCAAAACCATCCTCTTCTTTACCTTCTTTAGCATCATAAGATAATTCCTTACCTTTTTTATCAACGACATATTCAGCACCATCTCCCATACCCTTTGTAGCTGAAAGTTTTTGGTCAGCCTTAAGTGGGTGGTGTTCAGTAATAAGGTTATCATCTACAAATACATTAATTTGTCCAGACTTACCTACAGCCTCATTAAGTGACATAAATTTAAGATTTAATTGCTTAATAGCTTTTGCGTAAGATGGATAAACTTTATCTTTTTTATTTTGTAAACCACCAATATATTGGAAATCTTCCACAACTAAGTTTGACTTCTTATTAGAGACCTTAATGAAATATTCGTGATTTTCTCTTACAATTGCATAAATATTTCCATCAGGACCTTCTTTTGTTAATTCAATAACTGAACGTGTAATCCCTTCATTAATAGGTGCGGCACCCATTAATTCTCTCATTCTATTTAACTTATCGTTACCTTTTAAACCTGTTGGTTTTATAATATTAGGTTTTTTCATACTTTATTTTATTAATAAATATCTTATTTTATGTAAAAGTTATAGTGGATTAGGATAACCACTTAAAGTTGGTGAACCATTTGATACGTCCTTTTTAACTCCAAGTAAAAAACAACCACTACCACCACTAACACTCTTAACGTTTATAAATATACTAGAACTACTACCCATTAGAATAGGTGTACCATTAACAGTGATAGAACACCCAGCAGAACCACCATATACCTCAGTATAAACATGATTAGTTAAATCAGCACTACCAGCTGGAACAATAACACTATGAACTTCATTTATTTTTGCCATAATAATCTTTTAATAATAAATATAACGATAAATAAAAAAAACCCTCTAATTGAGGGTTTAATTAAAAATTATTTATATAGTAATAATCATAAAACTACCTTTTAATATAAATATCACTAAAAGTGAAAAATTAAAAGGTAGGCCTAAAATTAATTAGATAATGGTAACCTTATTGGTGGGTGTGATTGGTAGTTATCTATAATAAAATCATTAATATTTAAATTGGTTAATAGGTTTAAGTCCTCACCTAATGATTTATAAAAATCATCACTTTTAACATGTTTTAATGTGGGTAATGGAAATGGGTTTCTACTTAATTGTTCTTTGATACCATCAATATGGTTCGAATAAATATGACAATCACCTAAACTACAACTTAGTTCACCTGGAACCATATTAACCATTTTACCTATAATCTCCAATAGTAAAGCATAAGATGCGACATTATATGGCCAACCCAATCCAACATCCACCGACCTCTGTGACCATTGTAATGAGATTTCTCTTTTTGGTGTAGGTGTATAATAATTATTATCAAAATCTGGTAATTTGTTTGGGTCGAAATATCTTTCCATACCAGTTTCATAATTATTAACAAACCATAAATTATATCGTTCTTCTAGTGTTAATTCTCTAGTCCAAACTTGGAATCCATAGTGACAAGCTGGTAAACATAAATTATCTAATTGATTTGGATTCCAAGCTGTAACTAACATTCTTCTAGAGTCTGGGTTGGTTTTTAATGTATTAATTAATTCTTGTATTTGGTCAACACCATCACTTATCTTATTTTTACTTATTAAATGCCATCCTTCGCAATTTAGTCTGTCGCCTCTTAACATAGAAGCAAAATTACCTTGATTATTTATTTTAAATTTATTTATAAAGTCAACATGATTTATAAATTCATGTTCATCAACACCATTGCTAACTTTATATATGAATTTTTGTCTATTCTTTTTTACATTATCTGATTTACTTAACCAGCAACAAGTTTCTAAAGAATATTTAAAACCATCACCATATATATCTTTATCTAAATCGTATTCATCCCAATTACTTACTTTATTTTCCCAATTTTTAATCTTATCAACATCAGATAAAAAATATTCAAAACATAACCACCTGTTTTCAACGTAAACACCTCTACCACCATAATAATTATAGTTGTCATTTGATGGGTTATAACATCTACTAATCATACCATTCCAAATATTTTTAAGTTTTTCAATATTTAAATGGTTATATTTTTTATATTTACCCACACAAGCAACACCTTTTTTAATAGGCATATATGGGTCAACAATATTAGCACCTAATTTATCTTTTCTAATATTTTTTATAGTATTAGTATTGATAAATTGTATTTTATAGTGTATCTCATTTCTATCACCTTTTTTAAGTGAATCTAACACAATATAATTACCATAGTTTAAAGTACTAAATTCTTTACCCACATTTTCATCATTTGAATCTAGATTATGTGATTCTTTAATAAAAGATGTTTTAAAAGGCGTTGTTACTCTCTTTCTATTGTAGTTGTTTGAGCCGAAATTTCTCCATTGATGTGGATATAAAGCACCCCCTTCGTATAAATTTGAGTCTAATTTTGCTAATTCTTTATATTTAGAAACATCTACACCATGATATTTACTTAAATCACCATTCCAAATATTACAACCATTATCAACTAAATATTTAATACTAGTATTGCCTCTAAGAAAATACAGTAATTCAGCTATAATACCTTTGAAATACATTTTTTTAGTTGTGAGCAATGGAAATTTACCATCTTTAAACTTATATCTGATAGTACGACCAAATACACTTAAAACCTCACCATTGCGAGTATTTTTCTTCGACCCGTTTTCCAATATATCCTTTAAAAGGTCTATATATTGTTCGTCTAATCCATTTTTCATAATATAATAAAATTAAAATTAATGTTTTTATTTAAAACTGATTCTCTTTTTAAAAGGTTTTTTTCTTTTTCCTTATTAAAGGTGTAGGTTGATTTCACTTCAATTACTCTGTTTTCCGATTTGATATAAATGTCTGGATAGTATCGATGAGTTTTGTTTTCATACTCATAATGAAAAAACCCAATCTCGTCAATAATATTTTGTACACCAACTATAATATCGTCCTCATTATAATCGACAACTAACTTCGCCAACACTTTCGGTTCGTACCCTTGGACTCTAACAATCTTACCAGATGGGAATTCAAAATCATAATAGGAATATCCCCCAGATTGTTGTTTAGCGTTTATACTATCTACTTTTGACACCCACTCCTTACCGTATTTTTCCAATGCGGTTTTGACGCATCTATCATACCAATCATTAGTAGATGAGTAGTACTCAACACCATATTTTTCCATGTTAGTATTTTTCATTTTAGAATACAACTCTTCTGATGCCAGACCTACACCGCCATATCGTTCAATAAATGTCTCATTTCTTTTTTCTATGATATGCTTATTTCTCATGGCATAATCACCCCAATGTTTGATATGAGATTGTTTATTCTTTTCAATGACTTCTGGTAACTTTGATGCTATATCCACCCCATATTTTTTGATGTTTGTGTATTTCCTCTTTGTTTGTATTGTTGATATTTCATGCTTATTTTTATTATTCCATGTCATCTTCATTCGAAGTATTTCCTCAGCATTTGTATTTGAACATGCACTAGAACAAAAAGTATTTTTAACATTTAATAGAATTTTACCACATTCTTTACATTTTTTTGGTACATTAACAAAACCTTCTTTTATATAGTTAAATCTAAAACGTAAGTGTGTATTATCAGGTAAAAAATTAGTCGCATCTATCAAAGCATCTAAATACTTTTTATTCCCCGATATCTTTATTTTTTTAGTATTAATACCACCTTTTTTATTCGTAAAGTCTAGTAATATTTTATCTATAATATTCATAATGGGTTCCCTTTATTATAAATATCCAATAATATTGGAAAACCGTCAAAAATATTAAATTTATTTTAACAATGGAAACCCATCTTTCATATTAAATCTAATCTGTCTACCATATACTGATATTGTATCCACCCCCGTTCTTGATGTTTTCTTATGACCATTAAATAAGATATCATTTAATAAGTCATGATATACTTTATCTACTTTATTTAACATATTTTAGTTATTTTTCATTATTTTATAAAGGGTAATCATATCATAAACTTTATTCAGTTTATTATCCATTAATAATGTATTTAACTCAATTGAATTAAAAGAATTTGTGAATATTACCATAGCTTCATTAATACCAACTAATAAAGAATTTAATTCATCTTCCTTAGCTTTTTTAACCTTATTAATGATTTCTTCAATATCAACATTTTCATTCTTAATTGTCTTATAAGTTTTAAGATTTGCGTTTAATACCTTACCTTGACTCTCAGCACTTTCAAACCTGAAGTAATCAGTTTCTAGGACACTCTTATAAGTGTAATTACCTCCGTTTTTAAATGTTACATTTAAATCTTTCGTTAATTTATCATAACTAGACGCTATAATATTAGACGAATCATAAAGTGCTTCAACTTTACCTTCTTTTTCTACTCTTTCTAAAATCATATTTATTTATTTATTTATTTATTTATTTATTTATTTATTTATTTATTTATTTATTTATTTATTTATTTATTTATTTATTTATTCAAATGTTTTGAATGAGTCAACACTAGTTAAATTAATTGGATAATAGATAATATCATTAACATCCAATTTCCCAATAATTAAATAACCGTTAGATAAAATAAATTGAGCGTTTTCATATGTTACACTAGTTTTAGCTAACAAATCACCCTTATTTTCAACCTTAATCAATACAATTATTTTAGTATAAATTTTTTCTTCAAACATAGAAATTTTAAATATGATACAAATATACTAATATTATTTATTTTTATCAAGGGCTTGATTTTTTATTATAAGATTAATATGTTTGTATAAACTTTAAAACGATAAATGAAAAGAAAACGAGAGATTGTAAAAAAAGTTAAAATCATAATGAATTTAGCTCAACAAGAAGGTAAAGATAATGGTGATAGAGAATTAAAGTTGGAACATATAGTTTTAGCTATATTAAATGAAGATACAAATAAGTCTAATTTAATATTAAAATACATGGGGATTGATACACTTAGTTTATATGATTTAGTCAGCGAACATCTTAGACACTCACAATTAAATGTTAATTTAAATACTAATAAAAAATTAAGATTACCGCACGATATCAATAGCACTAAAATCATGAAAGAATTAGATGTTGAGTCTGAACATATGGGTGATATGTATATTGACACTACTCATATTATGTTAGCACTATTAAAAGAAAAGAATTTACCGTTAGTTAAATTATTAAACAAAAATAAATTAACCTATAATAACTTTAAAAAAGGTATTATTAATTACTACAATGCAAATTCTAAAGAATTAACTGATTACGAAAAAGAAAAAATAAAAGATATGGAGAAACAAAATAAAGAAAATTTAGACAATAACCCTATTAAAAATTCATTACCATTTGATGATGACGATAAGAACGAATTTGCTAATAGTGGTAAAATGAAAAATAGTAAAAAAGAAGGTACTAAAACACCAGTATTAGACAACTTCTGTAGAGACATTTCTAAAATGGCCGAGGATAATGAATTAGACCCAGTGGTTGGTAGAGGTGTTGAAATTAAAAGAGTATCTCAAATATTAGCTAGACGTAAAAAAAATAACCCAATTTTGATAGGTGACCCTGGAGTTGGTAAATGTATTTGTGCTGATACTCAGGTAGTTATGAGGGATGATACTACTGGTGAAACGTTTAAAATTAGTATTGGAGATATTTTAAAAAGATAATAGTACATTTGAAGAAATAAAATAAATTATGGAAATAGAAAATAAAAATATGAGTGAATTAGAATCATTAAAAAAAATAACTAAATCCTGGGACATGTCTAATTTTAGTATTATGACTGATACTGGATTTGAAAAACTAGAAAAACTACACGAAACTGTGGAATATCAAGTATATGAATTGGTCTTATCGGATGGAAAAACATTAAGATGTGCTGATAATCACATAGTCTTTACTGAATCACTAAAAGAGGTTTTTGTTAAAAATTTAAATATAGGTGACACGATTATTGTTGAAGGTAATAATACTAATGTGGTTAGTGTAACTGATTTGGGATATAAGGAAGTTATGTATGACTTTGAATTGTCAGAAGAATCAAACCATAGGTACTATACCAACGGTATATTATCTCATAATACGGCAATCGTAGAAGGTTTAGCGATATTAATTAAAGAAGGTAAAGCACCTAGAGTTTTAATTGATAAAAAAATATATTCTTTAGATTTAGCGGCAATGGTAGCTGGTACTAAATATAGAGGACAATTCGAAGAAAGAATGAAAGCTATTCTTGAAGAATTAAAAGGTAATAAAGATATTATATTATTCATTGATGAGATTCACACAATTGTAGGTGCTGGAAATGCATCAGGTTCAATGGATGCTGCTAATATATTTAAACCAGCATTAGCTAGAGGTGAAATTCAAGTTATTGGTGCCACCACCTTAGATGAATTTAGAGAGCATATAGAAAAAGATGGAGCATTAACAAGAAGATTTCAACAAGTATTAATTAATGAACCAACATTAGCTGAAACAATTATAATATTAAATAATATTAAAAATAAATACGAAGACTATCATAAGGTTATCTATACACCTGAAGCCATTGAAGAATGTGTTAAATTGTCAGATAGATATATTATGGATAGGTCTATGCCCGATAAGGCTATTGATGTATTGGATGAAGCGGGTGCGACTACAAATATAAATCATGAAACTCCAGAAAATATTAAGATATTAGAAGAGGAAAAGAATAAGATTATTGCTAAAAAATTTGAAGTCGTTTCTAAACAAAAATATGAGGAAGCTGCAAAGCTTAGAGATGAAGAAAAAAATATTAATACCGACCTAGATGCTGCCAAAAAAGAATGGATTGATAGTATCGATAAAACAAGAACAGTTGTCGATGTGAACCTAATCGCTGAAGTTATATCTATGATGAGTGGAATCCCAATTAAGAAAATTTCAGCGCAAGAAACTAAGCGACTTATGAACATGGATAAAGAATTAACTGGTAAAGTTATTGGTCAAGATGATGCAGTAAGTAAAGTTGTTAAAGCTATTAAACGAAATAGACTTGGTATTAAAGATAAAACAAAGCCGATTGGGTCCTTTATCTTCCTAGGGGCGAGCGGAGTAGGTAAAACTTTTTTAGCTAAGTTATTAGCTGAACAAATATTTGGTGATGCTGACTCTTTAATTAGAGTTGACATGTCAGAATACATGGAAAAACATGCCACATCCAGACTTATTGGAGCACCACCAGGGTATGTAGGTCATGAAGAAGGTGGGCAATTAACTGAGAAAATCAGAAGAAAACCTTATTCAGTTATCCTGTTTGATGAAATTGAAAAAGCGCATGACGATGTATTTAATTTATTACTACAATTACTTGATGAAGGTCATTTAACAGATGGTTTAGGTAGAAAAGTTAATTTTAAAAATACCCTAATAATACTTACATCTAATATTGGTGTTAAAGAATTGAATAGTTTCAGTAAAGATATGGGTTTCAAAACTAATGCAACCATTGCCAATGAAGAAGAAAGGTCACGCTCAATTATTGAAAAAGCATTAAAGAAGAAGTTTAAACCAGAATTCCTTAATAGACTTGACGATACAATAATTTTTAATAACCTTAAAAAGGAAGATATTCATAAAATTATTTATAATGAATTAAAAAAACTTGAAGATAGGGTTAAAGAAGAATTAAATATAACACTTAAGATTAATAAGAGTGCTGTAGAATACGTGGGCGAACAAGGTTATGATGAAGCTTATGGTGCTAGACCACTTAATAGAGCAATTCAAAAATATATCGAAGACCCCGTTGCTGATGAAATCCTTAGTGGTAACTTTAAAGATGGTGATACCATTAATATTACTTATGATAAGAAAAATAATAAGATGATACTTTCATAATTAAAAACATATTTAACACATATAAAAGCGGAATATTCCGCTTTTTTTGTATATTTATATTTATATTTATATGAAATCATTAATTAAACAGTTATTAAGAGAAACATTAATAAAAGAAGGTGCTTCAAGTGTGTTGTATCATTTTACAAATGTGCGTAATTTAATCAATATATTATCTACAAATACATTTAATTTAACTACGAATATCGGAACAACATCAGATAAAATAGGTTCGGACAAGAGTTATTACATGTCATTTACCAGAACAAAAAGTGTTATACAAGGTTATGGTAGCGGTTTTAGATTTAATGGCGCAGTACGAATTAAAATAGATGGTCAAAAATTAAGTCAAAATTATAAAATAAAACCTGTAGATTACTGGCAATACCCCAAAACACCAGACATGATGAAACACTTACCTGGTGATGAAATGGAAGATAGATTAGTTACTGATAAAGATGAAATAGTAAATGCTAATAAATATATTATTTCAATCGATATCTTAATAATCAAAGATAACACTGTAAATCAAAAATTAATAGATTTAGCTAAAGATTTAAACATACAATTATATTTTTTTAATGATGAAAAAGATTTTGCATCAGGATTAACACAAAGAGCTATTAATCCAAATGTGACTAATGACACTATCGAAAGTAGGGAATATATTAGATTGGATGATATCGCTGGAGCGTTAACATATAAAAATCCTGATAAATATCAAGAAGTTTTGAATGTTATAGGTGATAAATGGAAAATTAAAATAGACGATTACCATAAAAAATTAAGTTATTATTTAAGATATGATAATGATTATAATTTAACTGATATAGCAAGGAGTATTGAAGCTGATATTAGTAACCAAAAAAGAGAACCGAATAAATTATTAAGATATATTATTAGAGAGTTAGCCTTGGATATGAAGAAAACTAATTCGAAATCTATAAAGGATTATCTTAGACAAAAAATATATATAAACAAAAAAACACAACAGGATTATAATAAACAATTTAACACTAAGTTAATGACAATTATTGATAATACTTACAATGAAGAACTTAATACAAACCGTAATTCGTTCTCCCCAGTCTATGATAAAGTAAATGGAAACGAATATGATGGAATATTTAATTTTCCACCCGCTAAGGATTTTATCGATAGAAAAACTAATGAAATAAAAAGATATGTAAGTAATTACGTGTTAAACAATGAGGATATGTTTAAATATTCTTATGTACTAGGTGATTCATATATTAGAAAAGAGTTCGACATTAAAGACAATAACACTGAGGCTATTAACATTGCTAATATGTTAGAAGATGTTTGGCAAGAAGAAATAATTAAACCGTTAAAAGAAATTGTATGGGCTATTGATAATTTTTATTATAAAGAAATAAAAGATATGCAAGAAGAAGAAACTAAACAGTGGCAAAATAATTAAGAATATGAAATCATTAATTAAAATATTACTTAGGGAAGGGTTGTTGGAAGAAAATAGTCAACCTAATGATATTGATAGTTCGTTCCAATATTTTATGAATAAAAACCTAAATTATGAATTACAAGAGAATTTAGAAAACGCTTATGATGAATTAAAAGATTTAATTAAAAATAACACAATAAAAGCATATCGCTTATTAAATGTTGATAACATAACTGAAATCGATAAGAATAAGTTAGGTAAACATTTTACGACTAATAAAGACAATATAACAAGTGAAGATTTCCAAGAAAAAATTGGTATAATTAATTGGCAAGGGGAGACTGAATATGATAAGTTTTTTGTGGTTACTATTGAAACTAATATAAATAATGTTGATTGGTATAAAACTTTTGATAACCGAATGAATTATTATGGTGAAGATGAAATAAATTTCATTGATAGTAACCAGTTAAAAATAATAAATCTTGAAGAAATAAATATAGAGGATAATACATATATAAAATAACATGATTCAAGAAACACTTAGAAATAAATACCACGATTGTTTAACAGGTTGGGCCCTAACTGACAAAGGTAAAAAAATTCCTGCAGGGTTAGACATCTATGAAAATAAAAGTAGTATAGTAGTCCCAAGGATTGTTATTAAGGAAGAGTGTAAAGAAAATGGTGTAGGTACAAAAATAATGAACGATTTAATCGCATATGCCGACAATAATAAACAAATAATAGCTCTAACTCCATCGAGTGATTTTGGTGGCAATAAGAACCGCTTAATTCAATTCTACAAGCGTTTTGGTTTTAAACATAACAATGGCATATAGAAGAGTTTCCAATTTAGAGAAGCAATGATAAGATATCCAAAATTAAATGAAAATATGGAAAATAAAAAAGATATAACATGTAATAACTGCGGTTGGTCATGGGATAAAGATAAATCAGATATTAAAGACATGTACATTTGCCACCATTGTGGCAATAATAACGCAATAAATGAAGATAAAATTAAGGGTGGTAAAGCTGATAAATTATCTAAAAAAGATATTGCAAAAAAATTCGGTGTTACCTTAGAAGATATTGAAAAACAATTAGAAATGGGTAAGAAGGTAGAAATGGAACATACTGATGATAAAAAATTAGCAAATGAAATAGCGATGGACCATTTAAGTGAAATACCTGACTACTATACCAGACTTAATAAGATGGAAAAAGAAGCATTAGCTTACTGGAAAGATAAAGAAAAAAAGACTATTAATGAGAATTTAAAATTAAATATTAAAAATAAATTAAGAAAACTTATTTAATATAAGATAATTTAGATTTTACTTGATTAAAATATACATGGTCATTCTGATTATTACCATGTCTTAGATATTTACGAAGACCACCATTACCAACATTATAAGTAATTAAGGCTTTAGTTAAGTTTGTTTTAGATAAATTATCACTCATAATTTTAGCCCACATTAATATATTATTAGTTTCACAAGATAACCAATCTTTAGTTAAATTATACTTTTTTTCATTATCATAACTCTCATTTATAAATGAATAATCACTAGCGCCAATAAAATTAAATATTATACTATCAACTTTAGTTATCTTATTCTCTAAATACCATAATGAAGTAGATTTCATTAGTTGTCCAAAACCAATGGCCCCAGTGTTACCTATAAGTAACAAATTATTATCATTATATTGTTTAGCTCCAGACTCAAAAAGTATTTGACTTAGCAATAAATTAAAGATACGCTCATTAGTATCTAAATTATATAGTTTAGAAACTTGACAGAATGTAATTACTAACGCTGAATCTACATTAACATTGTGTGATTTAAAAGTATTATATACTTTATCGAATTTTTCAGGTAAGACTTTAACTGATTTTTGTTTTACTACACTATTAATTTTTAAAGTATTAATAGGTGTTAATATTAAAAAAAATAATGAAATAAATAGAATTAGATTACGTAACATATGGCAATAATTTTAGTTATTCATGCAAATATATGAATAATTTTTTTTACTTGCAAAATATTAAGTAAAAAAAAAGAGGGTATTACATTACAATAACACCCTCATAATTAATTTGTACTATTTTTTAGCTGCTTCAGTAATAGCTTTTACTTCAGTTGTAACAGGTTTACTTATTTTTCTTTTTTATTAAGTAAACTATGGATTTTTTTCACTGTCTGCAAAAATCTAGAACTTTTTTCAAATGGGTATGATTCTAAACTAATATTTATAAAAATAAGGTCCTGTAATGTTAAGTCTACTGAACCTAACGACTCTTCTGGAGAGATTGTATTTTCCTTAACAATATTCTTATTTTTAGCTTTTTGCTCAGCAATCCATTGCTTTTTCTTTTCTGTTACTGTTTCATTAACGATTTTATCGATTAAATCTACTAATTCGTTTTCTGTGATTTTAACTGTTTTTGACATATTCTAGAATTTTTAAAAGTTTTTATTTATTTATATATAAATATATGTTAAAAACGTAAAAATCATAAAAAACTAAATTTTATTTTTTTGTTAATCTATCGGCAGCTGATGAACTAGCAAACGCATTCGGTTTAACCTTGAAATCATACCCCATTCCTAATATATAACCAACAGCTTCATTAAGTGCCTTATTAGATTCCCACTTAACATTTGGATTAATATCTGCATGTATTTCTAATGGTATATCATACAAGTCTAATAATGGTGAAATTTCATATGCAACTTCAATTGATTTGCTTACTTCAAATATCATCCTCTCCTTAACACCTTCCTTACCTTTTTTATATTTATCATTATAAAATTTAGCACCTATTACCATACCACCTCTACCCACAACAACACCACCCAAATCTTCGAACGTGGTAATAATTATTACTGTTGCAAACTTAAAACCCTTTTTACCCCTTTGAGAGTCGGTACCTATAGCCACTCTCAAGATTAAACCATCTTTAATACTTTTTTCAAAAATATCTTCCAAGTATTCAACTAATGGTTTTGTTATTGGTCCCTTAGTCATTCTATTCCATTTTAATTCTTCCATAACTTTTATTTTAAATAAAAAACCCCCCATTGGGAGGTTTAGTTTAGTGTTTTATCAATTTTTGTTGTTGGTAATAATTCTTTTAACTTATTGTAATTAGCCTCCCCAATTTCATCTCTATTAAAAGAAATCCTATATAAATTCCCTCCGTTTTTTTTATCTAAGTATTTAATTTCATCTGGTATTTTAGTAATTTTATTACCATTAATATTAATAAATACTAAATTCTTTAATTTACCAATTTCACTAGGTAATTCGGTTAATAAGTTATTTGGTAATAATAACTCCTCTAAAGAAGTTAATTCACCAATAGATGGGTGTATCTCCCTTAAACCTGAATTACATAATATTAATGTATTTAGATTTTTAAATTTAGTCATGTCAGGTAATTTAGGTACCTTTCTATCAACAAATCTAATTATTGGGGTATATTCCTCAATTATATCAAATAATGCCTCAGTCCACCCAAAACTAACTAAAAGGTCAACATAAACATTAACCCCATTAGATTTATTAGCCTTAGCTTTAGCTAACCCCATTAATTCCGAATAGAAGAATTTATTTATACCATCAGACTTAGTCAACACATCACCTAAAAAATCAGACTCGACACGCTGTATTCTATCTTTAACCTGTTTACTTTCAAAGTGAATCTGATATAAATAATTTGTCTTTATTTCACCAGAAAAAAACCTATTATCTATTACAATATAGATATCAGACTCCTTACCATCAGGCCTAAGGTATTTCGCATCATTCCTATAGTGAGAAAACATACTACCAGACTTCTTAGCAGTACACCATCCAACAAATTCGTCAAATATAAAACTAGCTTCTTCAACCTTTGGTATGTATAGTGTAAACTTTCTATCTCTATATGGTATAATTGCCTTACCTTTTTCAACGAAGTCGTTAATTAATTTTTCAATATTTGATGGGTCTTTCTCTATAAATGGGTCCACCGCATCATATAATTCACTTAGTGACTTATATTGATTTATGTTTAAAGGGTCTTTAACATTTCTTAAGGCAAAGTTATTTTTACAAAATTCTTTAAATTTATTTTTCCTCTTATTTTTCTCAAAAATATTTAAATAATTACTAGCTAAGGGTAAATCTTCAAATACAAATCTAATTGCCTCAGCTTCATTATTATCTTTTAAATACCTAGTAAAAACAGTCAACATCCACTGAGTATACATGTTGTTACTAGACGGGTCGGAATTAACAATTGTGTTAAATAATGTAAAAGATATATCAACCCTAACTTGATGATTATTTAAATCAATTAACTCAGATTTATGTGTTATTGGTTTATGTGATGTAAATGCATAAATATCATCATTTGACTTTAGAGGCAAATAAACATATCCATTAGCTGCTAAATGGTCATTTATATCCTTAATACCTTCTTTAGTATCATCAAAAACATTAAATTTCTCAGCTAAAAAACTTAACCTATCTAGTGACTTATCTTTTTTCATTGTAACAAATATAGTAATAATTTGTGACAAAATCAATAGCATTAGTGTTAATAAAAAAGATTCTCAAAATCGTCTTCAATATACGCTTCAATTGTCTTTCTAATTAACAATAAAAACCCAGAATTATTCTGAAACCTATCTAAGATATTTATTATTACTAAATTAGGTTCCTCACCATCAGTAAATCTATACTTTACCTCATTAAATAAATCAACCTCACCTAAACGCAACAACTCTTCCATAATGAGATTATAAGTCTCCCATCTATATAAAATCTCTTCATCATCAATATCTTTAATGGTATTTTCCAGGAATTTACTATATGCTTTGTCGAGATTACTATATCGACCAGGACCATCTTTAACAACATAATTAAAGTTCTTCATGAGTCAAAAAATTAATACTTTTATTTAATGATAAATATCAAAAAGAAGTCCAATAATCATTTAGCTAAACAAACTTTTTTATCTAATATACTTATATGATTTATTTAAAGGGATTTATCTGAAAAACTTAACTTAAAAGTTACATATCTTATTATATAACCTCTCTAGCTCTGGTGTTAAATTATTAATACTATTCAAAACTTCAATACAAACTTCATTAGGATTCGATGATTCAGTTATTTTATATTGTAACTCTTTAACTTTAACCATGTTTTTAAGATTATGTTTTAACTCCAATATAACTTGATTGTAAGTCACCCACTTCTCCCTATTATTAACGCTAGACGTGTAGATATTCTCAGTTAAATAGTTTTCGTAAGTGCCCTCCAAATATGTTTCGAATTCACCATAAGATTCCCTTAACTTGAGACGTATGTTTGCTCTGATATCCACTTCTCATTCAGTTAAACCTATATTCCTAGATAATGTACCATCGTTAATATTACCATCACACCAATCCATAATAACTTGCTTTAAAAACTTAACCCCATAGGGGTATTTAAGCTTAAAGTATTCTAATAATTTTTCTGGACTGATTAATTGGCCATCTACTATTATCTCAAAAATTTCTCTTTGTTTATATTCATTACCATCACGGTAAGTTTCAATAGCTTTTCTATAATTACTATTTAAATCTTTCTCAATCTCTTTGACAATAATAGAATAATCTGAACCCTCAACCAAGAACTCAGCAATTACCTTTAATTGACCCTCTGTTATGATTAACCTCTTTTTCACAATTATAAATATTTAAAAATATATTAAACTTTTACTAATTCAATTAGCTTATCCTTTAGGATAACTCCAGAAACCCTATTAACTACTTCACCATTCTTAAATATTATAGTTGTAGGGATACCTCTAATACCGTATTTAGCTGCAATATCATCGTTATTATCAACATTAACTTTACCTATGATAATATCAGGGTTCTCATTCGAAAATCCATCTAATATTGGACCATACATGCGACATGGACCACACCATTCAGCATAAAAATCAATTAAAACTACCTTATCTGTATTTAACGTATCTGCAATTGTTGAATCTGTTACCTCTAAAACCATATTTGTTTAATTTAAAATTATTATTTATATATAAATATCTTAAACTTTCCTAATATACTAACCACATTGTATTAATATTTTTCATTATCATCTTAATTACTTATCTTTTCTAATTAGTTACCATTTTAAACATTAAAAGCTGGTTAATAACCAGCTTTTTTTAATTCCTCCATAGTAGGATAACCTAAATCTTTTAAACAAACCTTACAAATCTTTTTAACTTGAACTGGAACTGACCCTATTAATTTCACATCATAGTCTAAATGTCTACATTCATGCTGTAATTCATCTATCTTTACATTAATCTTATTAATTGTGTCTTTATATTCGTTGATTGTTTTATTAACTTCTTCAGATGCCATAGATATTATATTTTATGTAATGACTCTTGTAACACTTTATATAATTATTAAAACTTATTTATTATTTGTATATATCTCTGGATTTTGTTTACCAAAAATCCTTATGATTTCTCCAGCCTTAGAATTAGCTTCGTTTTCAATAATCGAACCATCTGCACCCTCCTCAGCATGACCTTTTAAATCACCTCTTTCATTTTGATGATGATGCACCAACTCATGTGCAACTGAACGCATTATGTCCATTA